GTGGGCCTTCAATCTGGATCTGCTTGTGTTGGAAATATGGGCAGCTCAACCAGGTTTGATTACACAGCAATAGGCAATTGCGTGAACGAGGCTGCTCGATACGAATCGAGCACAAAAGAAGTTGGAGTTGATATTATCATTGGGTACGAAACTGCAAAAAGATGCAAATATTTGCTAAAAGAACTAGAACCGATTAAAGTAAAGGGTAAGGAAAGTAAACTGAGGGTGTATACATGGGATTCAAACTTGCAATCATTGCCACAGGCCTCTTAATTGTAGTCTCTGGGGGTTCTGCGTACTACATAAAGTATCAGGCTAACGAGATTGCGACACTTAAGGGCAATACTATTGTTTTAAAAGGCAAGATTGAAGAGCAAAACGTATCCATCGATAACTACCTGTCTAAGCAAAAGGAAACCACAGAACAAATTAACGCTCTTGCTGCACAGAACCAAGAAGCAATGCGTGAAGTAAATCAGCTTCGTAATACGTTTCAAAGACACAGTCTAGGTAACTTGGCATTGGCTAAGCCTGGTCTAATAGAAAAAATAATTAATAAAGGCACTAAGAAAGTCGGCCAAGACTTTGTCGCCTTAACCAACCCAAATATGTTTGATGAAAAATCTCTTACTAATTAGTTTATTGTTCCTCATGTGCAGCTGCTCATTGCTGCCTAGTACACAACCGCTTGAAGTAAAAACCATTACTTTAGCGGCTCCGATGTACCACCCTCCGATGCCGCTTGAAGTAAATATGCAAGATCTGACTTGGAGGGTTCTTACACCAGAACTTATGGCTGAGTATTTAGTATTAGTAGAAGAAGGAAAGGCACCACCAGAGGCTTACTACGCTCTTAGCACCCAAGGATATGAGTCGCTTAGCATGAACATGGCTGAGCTAAAAAGATACATAACCAATGTTTTAGCAATTATTGAATATTATAGGGAGCAAGATAAAGAAACTCCCGCAAAAAAGGAGAATAAAGATGAGTGATGCACCAGATGCGTTTGTTTATAACGCAAAATTAGAACGGGTCATAGATGGAGACGGTTTTGTATTAAGTGAGATAGATTTGGGCTTCAAAGTCAAATTAGCCAATCAATCGGTTAGAATGGCTGGAATTGATACTCCGGAGAGCAGGGTTAACACCAAAAGACAACCTGAAAGAACTAGAGAAAAAGAATTAGGCCACCAAGCAAAAGCTAGATTGAAGGAATTATTAACAGGTGATATAAAAATAAAGTCGTTAGGTCGTGGAAAATACGGAAGGCTCCTCGCAATTCCATACGACAGCGAAGGAAACGATATTTGTGCAAAACTTATTGAAGAAGGTTTGGCTGCTCCTTATTGGGGTGGTACAAAAAAAGCAAAAGTCAGAGATGACGGAACATGGGGAGAATAATATGAATGATATGGAAATTTCGCAAGAAGGTCTTGCATTAATTAAAAAATTTGAAGGGTGCGAACTTAAGGCATATAAGTGCGCTGCTGATGTTCCAACAATTGGATACGGCAGCACAAGCGGAGTAAGCATGGATATGGAAATATCACAACAACGAGCAGATGCTTTGTTGCTTGAAGATGTGGCTGTATTTGAAGAAGAAGTTAATAAATCCGTCGAAGTAGATCTAGAGCAAAATCAATTTGATGCTCTGGTTGCTTGGACATTTAATTTAGGTGGCTCAAACCTCCGAAGCTCAACTATGCTCCGCGTTTTAAACGAAGGGTCGCACGACAAAGTGCCAAGCGAAATGAAACGGTGGAACAAAGCCGGCGGTGAAACGCTACAAGGTTTAATACGCCGACGTGAAGCCGAAGGCTTGTTATTTCAAAACAAAGAATGGCACGAGGTATAATTTTACGTCATGCCTGAAGTTTCTCTTAAAGATTTTGATGTTCTGTCTCAACAAGACAAGACAGAGGCTGTTGCTCTATTAAATCGATATGACCAAATAGAACTACAAGATGAATGCCAGGGAGATTTTATTAGTTATGTAAAGCATCTTTGGCCAGAGTTTATAGAAGGGCGACACCATAAAATAATAGGCGAAAAGTTTAACAAGATAGCCCAAGGTAAATTAAAACGGCTGATAGTATGTCTGCCACCAAGACACTCAAAGTCTGAGTTTGCTAGTACCTACTTCCCAAGCTGGATGATGGGTTTGCGTGGTGACCTGAAGATAATACAAACAACACACACCGCCGAGCTTGCTGTCAGGTTTGGGCGTAAAGTCAGAAATATCATTGATAGCGAGGATTATCAAAGGGTTTTCCCAGATCTAAAGCTCCAGGCAGATAACAAGTCAGCTGGTCGATGGACTACAAACCAAGAAGGAGAATCTTTTTACGCTGGTGTTGGTGGTGCAATCACAGGTCGTGGTGCAGATTTGCTCATTATCGATGACCCACACTCAGAGCAAGACGCTTTGTCACCGACTGCAATGGAGTCGGCTTATGAGTGGTACACATCTGGACCAAGACAGCGTTTACAGCCAGGCGGCATAATAATAATAGTTATGACAAGATGGTCTACGAAGGACTTGGTTGGAAAGGTCTTAAAAAATCAAAGTGCAGAACACGCAGATCAGTGGGAGGTAGTAGAATTTCCAGCTATCATGCCTGATTCTGAAGAACCGTTATGGCCAGAATATTGGAAAAAAGAAGAGCTGCTTTCGGTCAAAGCTTCTTTACCAGTAGCTAAATGGAACAGTCAGTGGCTCCAGAACCCAACAGCAGAATCTGGCTCTATTGTAAAAAGAGAGTGGTGGAACCGGTGGGAAAAAGACGAAGTACCGCCATATTCTTATGTGATACAAAGTTACGATACAGCTTTTAGTGCCAAAGAAACAGCCGACTACTCAGCAATAACTACTTGGGCTATTTTTAAACCAGGTATAGCTGGAGATGAAGACGCTGAACAAATAATGTTATTAGATGCTAAACGAGTGCGCGTAGATTTCCCAGAATTAAAGAAACTGGCTTATGATGAATATAAGTATTGGGAGCCTGATTGCGTATTAATAGAAGCTAAAGCAAGCGGTACCCCCTTAACGCAAGAATTAAGGCGTATGGGAATTCCGGTAACAGCGTATACTCCAAGCAGAGGCCAGGACAAGGTAGCAAGAATGAATTCGGTGGCCCCAATATTTGAAAGCGGGATGGTTTGGGCGCCAGATGAGACATTTAGCGATGAAGTTATCGAAGAAATGGCAAGTTTCCCGTATGGTGACCACGACGATTATTGTGATAGTGCTACAATGGCATTGATGAGATTTAGGCAAGGCGGGTTTTTGTCTTTAGATGCAGACTATCCAGATGAGGCAAATTTCTTATCGAAGAAGCGCGTGGTCTATTATTAACCCCTAACAAAAGTGTTACACTGAATTATGGCTATAGAAAAAAGAGAACAAATTGCAAGAGATACACCGGACGTCCAAGTCACTGGCTCCAGTGTTGAAGTCTTCCCAGAAGCATCTCGTGCAGATCAAATAAAAGACGCTGCTGAAATTTTGGTTGCAGAAGAGGGCGTTTTACTAGATGACGAGCAGTTTGAAGATCCGGCTCCTGAGATTGCTTTTGGCAGTAATTTAGCCGATTTTGTTGATGAGAGCCTGTTAAGTGAACTAGCTAGTGACATTCTAGAGTCTATTGATCAAGACAAGCAATCTAGGTCAGAGTGGGAAAAAACTTACACTGACGGCCTAAAATACCTAGGCATGAAGTTTGATGAAGGAAGATCACAACCGTTTGAAGGCAGCTCTGGGGTAATTCACCCTATTTTGGCCGAGGCCGTTACTCAATTCCAAGCACAAGCTTATAAAGAAATGTTGCCAGCAAAAGGCCCTGTAAAAACACAGGTAATTGGCGCACGAACTGTAGAAACAGAAACACAGGCAGACCGTGTACAAGAGTATATGAATTACCAGATTATGAATGTCATGGAAGAATACGATCCAGAGTTGGATATGTTGCTTTTCTATTTACCTCTAGCTGGAAGTGCGTTTAAGAAAATTTACTACGACAACGTATTGAACAGAGCGGTTTCTAAATTTATTGCTCCTGAAGATTTAATCGTCCCTTACGAAGCTTCTAACCTATCAAGTGCAGAGCGAGTCACTCATGCGATAAATATGTCGCACAACGAAATTAAAAAACAACAGCTTTCTGGGTTTTATACCGACGTAGATGTAAGTAAGCATTCGTATCAGTCTGAAGAATCAGAAGTGCAAACAGAAATAGACAAGCTGCAAGGTGTTAAAAGCAGCTATGCAGAAGATAGAGATCACGTCGTTTACGAAGTACATACTATTTTAGACCTAGAAGGGTTTGAGGACATAGGAAGCGACGATGAACCTACTGGATTAAAACTTCCATATATTGTCACTATTGATGAGCAATCAGAACAAATTTTAGCAATCCGCAGAAACTATAATGAAACGGATCCTTACAAAAACAAAATTAATTTCTTTGTACAATACAAATTTTTACCTGGGCTTGGATTTTATGGCCTAGGATTGTCACACATGATTGGCGGTATATCTAAAGCTAGTACATCTATCTTACGACAGTTAATTGATGCTGGTACGTTAGCAAATCTACCAGCTGGTTTCAAAGCCAGGGGTATGAGGATAAGAGATGAAGATGAGCCATTACAGCCTGGTGAATTTAGAGATATAGATACAACTGGCGGAAGTCTAAAAGAAAACTTAATACCATTACCTATAAAAGAGCCAAGTAATGTATTGATGCAGCTTTTGGGAATCTTAGTAGATTCAGGTAAACGATTTGCAGCAATAGCTGACACAAATATTGGCGACGCAAACGGAGCTATGCCTGTTGGCACAACAGTGGCTTTATTAGAGCGTGGCACCAAAGTCATGAGCGCAATTCACAAAAGATTGCACTACGCACAAAAACTTGAATTTGGATTACTTGCAAAAGTATTTGCTGAATATTTACCACCAGACTATGGATATGACACTGGCACTGGCCCTGGTGCAATTAAACAAACAGATTTTGATGATCGTATTGACGTTGTTCCGGTATCGGATCCTAACATATTTAGTCAAAGCCAAAGAATTACTCTAGCCCAAGAACTATTAACAATGGTTCAGAGCAACCCAGAGATACATGGACCATTAGGTATTTTTGAAGCCTATAAAAGAATGTATGCTGCTTTAGGTGTTGATAATGTAGAAAGTTTGTTGCAACCACCCCCAGACCTAACTCCAAAGCCGATAGACTCTGGCCTAGAGAATGCTGGTTTAATGATGGGCCAGCCACAGCAAGCGTTTGAATCTCAGAATCATCAATCGCACGTTGAAGCTCATAGAAGCCTATTTCTTACTCAGGTAGTAAAAGAGAACCCGCAAATACAATCTATAATTATCAGTCACTGTATGCAGCATTTGCAATTTATGGCATCTCAACTTGCCAAAGAGCAAATACCAGAAGAAGTGAAGCAACGTATAGATTCAGTACAAGAACAAATGCAACAGCTATCTCCCGAAGAGGCTGGGTCAGCTGCAACAGAAATACAGATGATACAAGATCAATTTGCTTCTCCAATATTGGCACAGCTTACACAAGAATTTTTACAATCTATTGGCCAAGGTGGCGCCGACGATCCTTTGGTTGCAATTAGACAGCAAGAATTAGACCTTAAAGACAAACAAGTGGATCAAGAACAAAACCAGTTTGAAATGAAACAGGGTCAGCGAGGACAAGAGAAATTATTAGAGAACGAAATCCAACGTCAGCGTATAAATGTACAAAAAGACGTTGCTGATGATAAACTAGATTTATCGATACAAAGATTGAAGCAACAGGCGGACCTTAAGTTGCTTGAATTAGAACAAAAAATGAGAAATTAGGTCCAGGGGATAAAATATGAACAGTGATAGGATTACAGAAATTGAAACATTAAGAAAGCAAAAGAAACTGGATCGCCAGGCTGAGATTAATGCAAGAAAAGCCAAAGAGGCTCAAGAGCTTAAATCGCACTTAGCAAATATGGGAAGAATAGCTAAAAAAATGGCTGATATAGAATCATCAAAGAATTCGCCAGCAGAATGGAAGAAATTTGTGGCATCGGTGAGTCCAGTAGTTGAAGAAGTTGTAACTGAAGAACCAGTGGTTGAAGTTGTAATTGAAGAACCAGTGGTTGTTGTAAAGAAAAAAGCGGCCGTCAAAAAACCTGCGGCAAAATTTAAAGGAAAGCCAAAAGGCAAACCAAAAGGTTCAAATAATAAATAAAAGGAGACGTTATGACTATTAAGAAAGTACCAAATAATAAGTCGTTTGATAAGCCAAATCCTAATGCAATTGGTAAAAACAAAGGCGTTACTGCTATTGTTGATATGAAAGGCAAGGGCGCGGCAACAAAAGGCTTAAAGTTTAAAGTTAGGAATTAAATCGGATGGAAGAGCTTACTTATTTTGAAGTTGTTAAGAACTTAGTCAGGGATCGTGAAAAACAAATCTCTGAGACACTTATGTCTGGAGCACTAGAAAGTATAGAACATTATAAATTTTTGCAAGGTGAGCTAAATGCGTTATACTATATCGAAGGCGAATTAAAGGAACTTAATAAGGAAAAATAGTATGGCGAAATCAGAAACAGTTTTAGATGCGTATGTAGATATAGATGATAAGGTTTTGGACCCTACAATTTTAGAGCAGTCTGCCTTAAATCGTATGCCGCAACCAACTGGATGGAGAATGCTTGTATTGCCTTACGGCGGTAAAGCAAAAACAGAAGGCGGAATTATACTTACAAAATCTACCATGGATAAAGAAGCTTTGGCTACCGTGGTTGCTTATGTCGTGAAACAAGGTCCTTTATGTTACGGCGACAAGCAAAAATATGGCGAAGAAAAATGGTGTGAAGAGAAACAATGGGTTCTCATAGGCCGTTATTCCGGTGCTAGATTTAAATTGGACGATGGCGCAGAAGTCCGAATTATTAACGATGATGAGGTTATCGCCACAATCTTAAATCCTGATGATATACTGAGTGTCTAATATGATAGAAAATACAAACCTAGCTGAAGAACAAGAAATCGAAATTAACGTCGAGGACGATGCTGTTGTCGAGGCAAGAGCCAATCCGGATGACGAATTAGAAGTCTATACAAAATCGGTTTCCAAAAGAATTAACAAGTTAAATGCAAAGACCAGGGCAGCTGAAGAAAGAGCTTCAATGGCCGAGCAGATAGCACATCAACGTGAAGCTGAAATACAAGCTTTGCGTAACCATTCACAAGCCCAAGCCGGAACTGTTTTACAAAAAGAACAAGAAGCCATGGTTGCTAAAGAGCAACAAGCTGATGATCTTTATAAGAAGGCAGTAAAATCTGGTGATGCAGATCTAATGAGTAAAGCGGACACTTTAAAAAGTGATCTAAGTATTCAGAAAGAAAAAATAAGACTGGCTACAAACAGACAAGCCAACGAACAAGCTCAATACCAACAAGCAATGCAGCAACAGCCTGTACAACAGCAACAACAAGCAGCTGTTGAACCAACATCTGAGGCTCTAAGCTGGTATGAAAAAAATAAATGGTATGGAGACGCTGCTGATCAAAGCAATTTAGAAGCTACACAATATGCGTATTTCCAGCATTACAATCTTATTAATGAAGGCCATGAGCCGGATAGTAATGATTACTATGAAGAATTAAACAATCGAGTTTATAAAGTTTACCCACATTTGCAAAACGCAAGTGTAAGTAAAGACGAGCAACGCGAAGCCCAACCCTCTGTGCAAAGAGTAGCTTCCTCCACTGTAGGCAGTGGTCGTCAAAAAACACAAGGCAAAAAAAATGGCGTGACGTTTTCTAAGTCAGAAGTAGAACGCCTTAGAGGGCTAAAACCGCACAACATGAGCGAAGACGCTTGGTTGAAGCGCGTGGCAGCTGAAAAGCAACGAATTGCATCTAGGGAGGCAATATAATGACTGATGAAAAAAAAGTTACTGCAAACAGGAACTCTCGTGACTCCGAGGCACACGATAAAGAATCTCGTAGGAAACCATGGCGACCAGTTAGAAGGTTAGAGACACCGCCGGCTCCTCCAGGGTATACATACCGATGGATTAGGGAGTCAATGTTGGGACAAGAAGATCGCGCAAACGTCAGTAGACGTTTAAGAGAAGGTTGGGAACTCGTAAGAGGTACAGATCTTCCTAGTGATTGGGAACTACCGACAGCGGACGAACATAGCCGACACGCTGGCATCGTATATAATGAAGGATTACTTCTTGCAAAAATACCTAATGAAACCGTTGAAGAGCGAAGAGACTATTACCAAGGTAAAAGTCAGGACGCTGTAGATGCATTAGACAATTCTATGTTTAATGAATCACGAAGAGACGGTAGATATGTTAAGTATGATCCCCAAAGGGATTCAAGAGTATCTTTTGGCAAAAAATAACAAGTACAATAATGTACTTTAATCATAAACTAGGAGACTAAAATGGCGAATAAAGACGCTTCTTTTGGACTAAAACCTGTAAGAATGATTGGTGGGTCACCGTACAACGGCGGACAATCTCGTTATAGAATTGCAAACGATTATGACACAAACATATTCCAGGGCGACCTGGTGGCACAAGTTACTGGTGGTGGTGTAGAAATACACGCTGTCGGAGGAACTGTTCCAATTGTTGGTGTTTTTAATGGTTGCACTTTTACGGACCCAACATCAGGCGAACAAGTATTTAGTAACTATTACCCAGCAAGCACTGCGGCAGCAGACATCATTGCGAATATCATCGATGACCCTATGGTTATTTATGAGATTCAATCTGATGCAGCTTTCCCGATTGCTGATCTACTTGGTAACTTTGATGTTATCAAAACAAATGCCGGCTCTACCAAAACAGGTATATCTGGCGATGAAGTTGACGTATCCACAGGTGCGACAACTGCAACTTTACCCCTGAAAGTAATTGATATTTCTCAGGATCCCAATAACCAAGACGTAGCTGCTTCTAATACAAATGTGTACTGTACAATACAGAACCATGTGTATGGAATTAAGCAAAACGGTCTAGCATAAGGAGTTAGCAAATGGCAATTTCAAGAGCACAATTAGCTAAAGAGCTAGAACCAGGATTAAACAGTTTATTTGGTATGTCGTATGACGAATACACAAACGAATACGCTGAAATCTTCGCCCAAGAAGACTCACAACGAGCCTTTGAAGAAGAAGTTTTAATCACCGGCTTTGGCGGAGCACCAACGAAAACTGAAGGCGGTTCGGTCGATTTCGATCAAGCTACTGAAAGTTACACTAGCAGATACACGCACGATACTATCGCGCTTGCATTTGCTTTAACAGAAGAAGCTGTAGAGGATAACCTTTACGATTCTTTAGGTAAACGATATACAAAAGCACTAGCGAAATCGATGGCTAACACCAAAGAAGTCAAAGGCGCTGACGTATTGAACAACGCATTTTCTTCATCTCATACAGGTGGCGATGGCGTATCTCTTATTAACACTGCGCACGTCCTAGCGGGCGGTGGCACAGCTGCTAATAGAGCTGCATCAATGGCTGACTTAAATGAGACTTCGCTAGAAGACGCGTTAATTGATATCGCTACCTTTACAGATGATCGTGGATTGACGATTTCTGTTCAAGCTGACAAACTTGTGGTTCCACCACAGCTAGTGTTTGTTGCTGACAGAATCTTAAACTCACAAGGAAGACCAGGATCTGCTGATAATGACCTGAACGCAATTAAGAGCACTGGTGTTCTTTCT